ACGTTGGAGGCCGTGAAGGCCGAGATGAGTAAGGCGTTCGCCCAGATCGAGGCTGGCACTGCCACCAAGATGGACACGTTTCCAGAGGAATGAGACGAGCGCTGACATGCCTAAGTGCGATTGTTGCGGCAGGTTCATGCACTGCAAGCCGGGTGCATCGTGGGCGATGCGATACAGCGGGCATCCGCCGACGCCGAGTCATGAGGTGTTTCGCTGCGTGACGTGCACGACAAAGCTCGGCCCACTCTCGCAGCAATCTGGCATGCGACAGGATACGGCAGGCGTATTCAAGGCACAGGAATGAGGGGGAGCCCATGACCCAAGAGCAGGTCAACCAGATGATCCGCGAGGCAGTGGAGCGGGGCCGACAGAAGGAAGCCTTGCGGCGTCGCTACATGCAAATGGCGGCTGCCATCCGTGCGGGGCAGGCCGAGGCCGACAGCAAGGCGGATGCTCACCGCTACTGGGTGATGAGAGGCGATCCGCGTAGGCGGTTTGACAATGAGAGGAGCCGATGAAGATCGTCGATCAGGTCTCCAGAGAGACCGCGCTGATGCAGAGCCAAGCCAACTCGCGGCTCCGCGCTTCCATGACCATGCTCCTGCATCGGCTCCGCCGCTATATCCAGGTGGTGCCGATGATGGAAGACGACAAGATGCCGGAGCATGACGTGTGTTGGGTATCCTGGCCCGGCAGCGGCAGATATGACGACTGCCCGGAACACATCATCCATCAGGCGCTGAAGGAGAGCCCGGAGCTGTGGGCGCATGCGATCCCAGAGGACTGCTGCATCGTGCCGCGCGCACATCTGAAGGCGCTCGGCGGTGAGCTGACTGCGGAGTCGATGATGCTCCAGGGAGCAAGCCTTGTAGAGCGTGCTGCAGCCATAGCCCGGCATGAGGCCGAGGAACGGCGCCACGCCGAGATGACAAAGCGCAAATAGGAGACGAGCCCATGGCGAGAGACCGCATCCCGGCCGATAAGATGCTGCGCCGCCGCCATCCCGTTGACGGTGGCCAGCTCAAGCCGATGGCGTTCGCTGACGGCTACGTGATGGCGCGGCGTCCGGGATGCATCCCGTTCGTCATGAGCGAGAAGGAATGGCAGAAGCTGCCAGAGTTCGAGAAGGAATGAGGAAGCCGATGGAGCCGACGTTCAAGAAGTGGGGCGTGGAGTACGGCCTAGACGGCAAGCGGTGGTGCATCGACGTAATGGCCGCTGATGAGGCTGACGCCATGCGCCGCATCAGGCAGGCGGCGGCGTTCGGCACCGTCGAAGGGTTCGAGGTCGCCCGAGTTCCGATGTGGGGAGGCGGCGTCTTGCTCCCCCTCGTCGGCGTCGTCGTATGGCTGCGCAACCGTTGCGCAAGAAAGTGGTGAGCGGCATGGGAGACAAGCACTACATCATCGAGGAGCCGGCCGCGCGTGTTCGGTGGGTCGAGCGTGATGGCAGGCGCGTCCTGCAACAGCGCTGGGCGGTCCGGGAGTACGACGACCAGCACAACTGCATCGGCCTCACCGGAAAGTGGCAGGACGTGCCCGTTGAGACCGAGACGGATGAAGATTGAGGAGCGTCGTAATGTTACGCATGCGCGTAACACGGCGTAACAGGGGGGGGGGGAGCGACGGCTATGGGCTTGATCGACGGTCTCAAGGAGACATCGCGGAGCGAGATCATGGAGCAGATCGACGCCGATCTCACGGCGCATGCCGAAAGGCTGCAGCACGAGTCGAGGCACTACGCGGCGGTGCTCTCTGCCATCACCGACACGCGCCCGGACATGCCGACCGATGAGAGAGCCGTCCTGGCATCGGCCATCGTGACGCGATTGCATGAGCGCGCAGCGGAGTACGCCGAGACGCATCGGTTGGCCAAATAGGAGCCGAGCGAACGATGTGGCTTAGGCGGTTTAGATGCTGGACCTCTTGGTGCCGGCCGGGGCGGCGATGCTGTCTGTGCAGGCACAAACCGTAACCGAGGGAGCAGCAGGTGCGCATCGTGCCGATGACCTTGCGGGAGGCCAACGACTTCGTGGAGCGGTGGCACCGGCACTCTGCGCGCACGTCCAACGATGGCGGCAAGTACGCCATCGGCCTAGAGTACGAGAGCCAACTCGTCGGCGTGGCCATTGTCGGCCGCCCGGTGGCGCGGCTGCTGCAGGTGCCGGGCGCGGCCGAACTGCTCCGGTTGTGCACGTCTCCGGCTGCGCCGAAGGGCGCCGGCTCCAAGCTCTACTCGCGCGCCAAGCGCATCTGGCAGCTGATGGGCGGGACGACGATCCACACCTACACCCTGAAGCACGAGGGCGGCGCCACTCTCCGCGGCGCTGGCATCCACGAGGCTGCGGCCGAGGTCGATGGGCAGCAGTGGACGAGGCCGAGCAGGCCGCGCGACGAGAAGGCAGTCTATGACGAGGACAAGCTCCGATGGACGGAGACCTTGCCTGAAGTGAAAGTTTGAGAGGAGCGCCATGCGCTGCTGGCTGGTCTGCCAACAATGCGGGACGAAAGAGCTACTGGTCGAGCGCACCAAGTTCGATGGCGGCTGTCTCCACTGCCGGGGCGGCCCTCGCGTGGCCGAGGACGACGACGGCAACCCTATGGTGGTGTGGTCTGAGCAGAGCGATCCGACTTCGTGGGATTTGCCCGATCAGGAACAAAAGTGACGAGCCGTCGTAATGTTACGCAGGGGCGTAACACGGCGTAACAGGGGGGAGCCCCCAAACGCAAAAAGCCCCGCCTCGGCGGAGCCGGGCGGGGCTGGGGGTCAGTTCTGGTTGGCGGCGGCCGGCTTGGTGGCCGGAGCTGTCACCAGCTTCAGAGACGGGCGGGAAGCCCGCTTGGCTGGGACCGGGGCAGGCTTGGGCGCCTGCTTCGCCTTGTCCTTGCGCGGCCGCTTCGGCTTGGGCTGCGCCTTAGGCTCCGGCTTCGGCGCCCCCTTGGTGGGGCCGCGGTGGGCGGAGTAGGCGATCAGCCCGCAGGCAAGGCCGTTGGCGGCCATGCTGCCGAGGGCGGCCGCGATGATATCAAGGAGCCAGGCCGGCACCTTGATGCGGTCGGCAAGCGGCGTCGCCGAGGGCGGCGCCTTCAGGTGCAACAGCGCTGTGCGGGCGGCCTTCAGCTCGGCCTCGGCCGCCGCCTTGAGAGCGGCGACCTCGTCGCGAGCTGCCTTGACCTCGATGCCAGCCGAGGCGGCGTTGCCCTCCAAGAGCTTGGTGCAGTTGTCCAAGCAGGTCCTGGCGGTGCTGTTGTCGATCCTCGCCTTGTCGGCTGCCGCCTTGCTCGCCTCCGCCTTGGTGAGGCGGGGAGAGGTGGTGGGCACGTCCCGGAGGGCAGCCTCGGCCGCGGTGACGCGGGCCTTGGCGTTGTCGATGACGTGGGCGGCCTCGATGAGCGGCGCCTGAGCCGCGTCTCGAGAGGCAACGATGCGCTCGGCGGTAGAGAGAAAGCCGAACGCCTCGCCAGCGATGATCGTGACGACCAGGAAGCGGGCGAGAGCCCGCCGGCCGGCCGCAGACGCCGCGCCGATGACCAGCGCAGCGATCCCGACGCCACCGGCAACCGCGAGGACCAGGACGGCCGCGGCGGAGCCGTAGCCGCCCGTGTGGGCGATCGTCACGTGTGCGGTAGCGCCGAGGATGGCGAGCCCCACCACCAGGGCAACGCCACGGAGAGCGTAGCGGCGCGAGATTGCACCGGCACGCCGGAAGATGTAGGAGAGAGCAGCCACAACACACCTCCATGTGTTGGGGTTGACCGGGCACAGCCCGGCCATACCGGGTGGTATGGGTTCCTGATGCGGGGTAGGACGGCCGGACCCGGATGCAACACCTGCTCGGGTCCGGCCGGCCGGATCGCGGCTGGCCGGTGGAGGGACGGCGTCCGCGAATTGGGGTAGTCTGGATCTCGACGCCCCTTGGGAGGACGGCCCCGGGCATGCAGGGGCCGCCCGAAGGGCATCACGCAGCGGCTTCGCGCGCCTCGCGCCAGCGGCGCTCGGCGGCTTCGGCAGCGGCATCCTCGCACCTCGTCCGCCAGCGCTCCGCGATCTCGTCGGCGTAGTGCTTGGCGACAAGGGGATAGACGCCCCTGATGGACAGCAAGTCGTGGGCATCGAGCCCACCGAGGATCTCCTCGATGATCTCGCCCTCGTCCTCGTCCGTCATCTCGCTGTAGATGGTACGCATTGCACGCTCCTCCGGGTTGTGGTCGTGAGACCGTCCACCGAAGGGGTGTCGAGACAGGTGTTAGAGGTTCCAGAGACCGCCCCTGCCGAGCGGGGGCAGGCAGGAGCGGCCTCGATCCCGTCACTTCCCTGACAGCATCGCCTCGAGGCGGGCCTTGCGAGCCCACTCCCGCGCCTCCTCCATGGTGTGGAAGCTGCGCTCGATGGTGATGCCGCCGGGAAGGTTGACGGTGATGGTGATGTCCATGATGGACCCCCACGCTGGAGCGACCGCCTCAGGGGCGTGTCTTTCCGTGTCGCTTCGCGACGGGGTGAGGCCGGACGCCTCTGAAGCAGAGCACACCCGTGAAGGTGTGCTCGGCAGGGTCACGAGAGCTTCTTCAGGTCGGCAATGGGGCACGGGGTCTTCACCCCGCTGTCCCAGGCCACGAAGGCCATCCGGTCAACATCGATGAGCTCGACGCGCCCGATGTCGTGATCGTCACCTTCCTTCGCCGGCCTTGACCCTGTCGCCGACTTCTATTGTCCGGCTCTCCTGTAGGGCGGCCCGAAGGCCGCCGGAGATCACTGCGCATCTCGGACGATGATCTTATCGCCCGGGGTGAGGTAGGGCAGTTCCTGGAGCATTTCGATCACGGCCTCTTTCGCGGCCGCGCCGATCACCTCCTCGTCGTCGTGCCCGTTCTCGACCGTGCGCGAATCAATCACGCCGCCCGAGTTGTGCAGTTCGACACAGAGCTTCATGTCTTCCTCCGTTGGTTAGAGTCGCCCAACAGAAGAGCCGGTAAGAGCCCTCTGGGATTGGCCCGCCGAAGCGGGCCGGGGTCATCCCTGATGTCCGATGTGGCGCTTGCGCGCCACCTCCCACGCTGCGTTCCACAAGACGATGTCGGCGTCCTCCTTGGCGTCCCGGCCGTCCTCCCCAAAGATGGGTTCGCGGCCGAGCACTTGCTCGAAGGCATCCGACATCGTCATGTTGGCGTCGCAGTAGCTCTGCGAAGCGCACGCGCCGCCGGACCGGAAGGGAGGCTCGGTCTCGTTGCGCCGCTTCATCTCCGCGAACTTGCGCTCGCCAAGATCCTCCTTGAGACTCGCCGAAAACGTCTCGGCGAGCAGGAAGGCCAGAACCTCGTTCCAGTCGTCGGTGTCGAGCACCGACTCGGCATTGCCGCGCTGCCCGTCCGGGGTGGCAAGCACCGTGAAGCGCTTGGTCTCGGGGTGCTCGCGCGACGCGGCCTTCTGGTAGTCGACGAAGACGGTGAACCCCGTCTCGGTGAAGAACGACGGGCAGGCATCGTTGTGCCAGCTCGTGTCCGTCCACGTCGGCGGGATCGCCGGCAGGGTCGTGGGATCGAAGTCAGGGAACTCATCGCTGTAAGCCATGAGCAGTGTCCTCCGTTGCTTGAGATTGCACCAATCCCGGAGGGCTCTTGTATAGTCGCCAGCGCCCTCAAGGGCAGCCGCCAACAAGCGGCTGCATGGTTGCTGCCCATGAAGGCGCTGGCATGCGAGGTTGGACGCCTCGGGGGCAGAGCCACCCGCCTCGTAAGAGAGGCAAGCGGCTCCGGTAGGGTCAGACCCCGGCCTCCAGCCCTTCGGCGAAAAGCGTGAGCTTGTCGCCTCTGAGCCAGTGACCGGTCATGGGGTTCTCGATCCACACGTCACCGTCGCTGTTGACGGCGGCTTCGTGACAGTTCGCGAACCGCTTCGCAGCATCGATCACCACCTCGTCGTCGAAGCCCTTGATGATCTCGCGGGCCTGATCCTCGGTGATGCTCGGGGTGTAGCTGGCCATATCAGTCTCCTCCGTTGCTAGGGTTGCTCTGCGCCGGAGGCGTCCAGTTCTCAATCGACACTCCTTCGGAGGACAGCCCCGGTAGTCAGGGCCATCCCGGAAAGGACTAGGCTACCATCCGCCGAGCCTCGCGCCACGTGTTCTCCTCCGCATGGAGGCGGTCAGCCTCCTGGGATTCGCGGTAGCGCTCGGCGATGTCGTCCTCGTAGGCCTTGGCGATGTACTCGCGCAGGCCGGTGATTTCGAGGATGTCGGCGGTGTCCAGGTTCCGGACGATATCGGCGATGATCTCGTCCTCGACCTGCTGACGGTAGGTGCTACTCATACTCTCCTCCGGGGTTGCGAAAGGGCAGTCCACCGTAGGAGTGTCGGGATAGAGGGTGAGGAGCCCTCGGGGTTTGGCCCGCCGAAGCGGGCCGGGGGCTAGGCGTCGAAGTAGACAGTCACCTCTGGAGAGGCGCCGCCTCCAAGGACCAGCCCGCCGTCGCACAGGTGACGGTAGGCCTTCTCTCGGGAGCCGTAGCGCTCGACGATGGCGTCCGCGTTCTCAAGGGCGAAAGTCTCCCAATCCTCCACGGTGTCCAGTGTGACGTGGATGCTGCCATCGGTCTGCGTTTCTGGGCTGATTGCCATGATGTCCTCCGTTGCTGGGTTGCACCAAACCCGGAGGGCTCCTCGGTAGTAGGTCCAGCGCCTACAAGGGCAGCCGCCACAGCTAGGCGGCTGCGCCGATCTACTCAGCCGGGGACGGCCTCCACCACCTCGATGGACCACAGCCACCCGTTGATGCGGATGGTGTCTCCCTCGTCGATGTCGTAGACCGTCAGAACGTCGTCGAGGCATTCGTGGTCGCCCACGAGTCGCCCGCGGATAGAGTGTGCTCCGCAGCCGGTCTCGGCCTCGATCAGTGTCCCGTCCTTGTACATCGTCACCTCCATGGTCGGTTGCTGCCCATGAAGGCGCTGGGAAGGTCCGGCTCTCCTGTAGGGCGGCCCGTTAAGGCCGCCGGAGATCACCACATCTGCCGCGCTGTCTGCCAAGCCTCTTTGGCCGCCCACCAGAAAAAGGCGCCGAGCACGAAGGCCCAGGCGATGGTGGGGAGGTCGGCCAAGCCGTACCCTTCGACGCTGAGAACAACGCCGAGAAGGCTCAGCCCGCCGAGGAGCCAAAGCACGATGGCTCCGAAGCGGAAGAAGATGGAAACAGCACCGCAAGCTAGGGATGCGAACATAGTCCTCTCCGTTGGTTAGAGTCGCCCAACAGGAGAGCCGGTAGGATGCCCCGTGAAGGACGGCCCCGAAGGGCCGTCGGAGTCGCTTGGATCAAATGTTCACGAAGGTGCGATCGGCCTGCCGCCAATTCTTGAAGCCGGCAGGGGCCCGGGAACCCTTCATCACGGTGGCCGTCACCTGCAATCGCTTGCCGGTAGCAGCCGCACGCGCCTTGTAGTCCTCGAACTTGGCCTGCACGTCGCCAAGCTTGGTGGCCTCGATCACCTCGTCCGGGAAGGGCGGACCCTCGCCCAGGCCGATGCTGATCGAGATGAACCCCTGCGGGCTCACGTCGTGCACTTTGTAGGTGTGAAGTTTGATCTTCGCCATTGGGTATGTCCTCCGTGGTTGGAACCGTCCATCACGGGGCATCCTGGATTCTGCGGCCCGCCGCCTCGCCCTATGACCCCGATCTGAGAGGTGGCCCCCCGGAAGTATCGGTGCGAGATCGTCGCCATGTGTTGGCAATATGGTCGGTTTTTAGCACACAGTAAAGAGGGTTTCGATCACGTTTTCGTGATTTTCGAGCGCACGCAATTAGGGCGATGGTGGAGGGCATGAACAGCACGCCTGAGAAAGTCCGGCGCCCAGGGCGCCCGACAAAGCCGACCGACGAGCGCCTGGTCCGCATTGACATCCGCCTGCCCCCGGCCGTGCTGGCCAAGGTGGATGCGGTGGTGGACCCCGACCTCGGGGAGGACCGCGCCAGCGTGCTGCGGCGGCTGATCGTGCGCGGGCTCGAAGGTGAGGCGGTGGCTCGCAAGAGCGGGCGGGCGTGAGTGATCCCCTCGTCCCCGAGCGGGAGATCACCGAGACGCTGATCGCCATCGACGCCCCACACTTCTACGCCGGCATCGTGGCCAGGGACGGGCGCGTGGTCGAGGCCGCCCACATCGTCAAGTACATGAAGGGCTGGGACGGCGCCAAGGTGGCGGCCTACTGCAAGAGCAAGGGCTGGTCCTGGGAGGTGGTGAGCCGCACCTCGGCGGTGATGAAGGGGTAGGCCCGCGGCCTGCCGAGCGCCCGAAACAGCGCCCGAAGTTTACCGCGGATAACCTGTTATTATCACGACCTTTCATTTCCCCCAGCGCCTCGGCTCCTCCTGGGCCTCGGCAAGGCGCCCGCGCCCCACTCCGCCGGGGAGATACGCGCGCCTGCGCGCGTGAGTCGCACGCCTCCCGCTCTTGACGCGGCGCCGCGAGTCTGAATCGCGTCCCTCCTCCGACCAATCACGCGACCGTGAGATATAGCATGCTGCAAGCCAGCGAGTGGCGCACGTCGCGCCGGTATACGCGCGAGCAGGGGGCGAAGGCTTTCGCCCGGTTCGGTCCACCCAACGACCGTGACGGGCTGAGCGACGCGCGGGCGCCGCTCACGAACATCCAGTACGGCTCCCGGTGGTCCTGCTACGTGCGCTGGTGCCAGGAGGGCGAGCGCCAGCCGATGCCGGCGAGCGCCGGCCAGGTGCTTGACTTCTTCCGCTACCTTCGCGACGAGCGCCGGCTGACGGCGGAGTCCATCGCCCATTACCTCTGCGCGCTCTCCACCATCCACAAGATCCACCACCATCCGAGGCTCGACCGCAGCAAGACCGTCGAGCCGATGAACGCGCTCCGGGAACGTGCGGAGCCGCCGCGGCGCATGGCCCCCCTGCGCGGCGATATGCTCGCCGACTTGGTGCGCCGCTTCGACCCCAATAACCCGCGGGACGCCCGCGACGCGGTGATCCTGCTGCTGGCCTACGCGTGTGCGTTCCGGTCGTGCGAGCTCGTGGGCCTGGACTGGGAGCGGCCGGGCTCCAGCCTCCTGGGCGGCACCGGCCACATCGCCCGAGACCCGCGCGGCGGGTACATGATCACGTTGCGGAAGTCCAAGACCTCGCGGCGACGCTCCAAGCAGCTCCCGCTGCCGGATGAGGACATGCCATCCCTGGGGCCGTGGCTCGACTGCTGGCTCATGCACGCCGGCACCAAGCCGGGGCAACCGTTGTTTCGCTCCATGGTCAGAGGCGGTCGCATCCTCCCCCAGCGCCTGGCGGCGGAATCGGTGATCTCGATCGTCCGCCGGCGCGTCCACGCCTACGCCCAGGCGACCGGCAAGTCGGAGGAGGAGGCGACCTACATGTGCCGTCTCTTTGGCAGCCACTCCATGCGACGTGGGTACTGCACCACTGCCGCGGATGAGTGCGTGCCGCTTGCGGAGCTCCGCAGACGGTCCAGGCACACCAACATCAAGCAGCTCGGCGACTACATCGAGGAGGCGGAGGGGTGGCACCGGTCGGGGCTCACGAACGGCGTGGGGTTCTGAGACGTGACTCCTCACCTCACGTCCGCTCGCATCATCTAACATTCCGCTTGCGCGGATGCGAATCAATCCGCTATAGGTCGCGTGATAGACGACCCGTCTTGCGATTCGAGTGCCGGCCTCACACCCGGCGGATGAGCGCCACCCAGGAGAGCGTCATGTAGCCCCGACCGAGCTGCCCGCTAGTGCTGCAAGTGCGTATGCCGATGAGATGGGCATTCGACCCTGTTCCGGTGGTCTTGCGAAGTCGGGGATGCTCGACAAGGTAGCCAGGAATGCGCCCAGAGCGATACTTCGTCCGATCAAGGCCGCAGCGTGAGCGACAAGCGTGTGGTCGCTTGTCCCTGCGAGGCGTATCTGCGCTGTCGCCGCATACGCGACAATTCCTGGTGGAGAAGGGGAGGCGCACTGAGCGCAAGAGCCAGCCCATCCTCCCTGGGTACATCGTAGCCAAGATGGAGCCCGTGCAATTCCCGGTGCTCCGCGAGGTGGAGGATGTGAGCCCCCGCCCACTGATGGCAGGGGGCGAGGCGCGACCGCTCAAGCCGGTTGAGCGCGCCTACATCGGCCAGCTCGTGCGAAAGCCTCCCGCCGATCCGCGTGACCCATTCGCCGATCCGAAGAACCCGCTCGCTCCGCCACGCAAGAAGCCGGACCCCAATCGCCCGCCCTTCCGCCAGGGGCAGGAGGTGAAGGTGGTGAAGGCCGGCGCCTTCTTCGGCTTCTCCGCTGCGGTGGAGGAACTCAAACGCACGGGCAAGAAGTGGAAGGCCAAGGTGGCGGTGATGATCTTCGGCCGCCCCACGCCGCTTGATCTTGATGCCACCGATCTGGTGGCAGCGTAAGGACGTATAGGGGGCGTGGTCCAAACACGTAGCGGCTACCGTCTGGTGCGAGTCCAGAGGCCCCCTGCCAACCTGCCCGCCGGTCGGCTGCCAAGAGAATAGGCCGGCACCCATAATACCCCAGCGACCGCAGTATGCGTAACGAGAGCCGCCACGCCGCAAGGTGGGCGGCTTTCGCGTCTTAGGGCAGGACAGTCCCCCGTGCCCAGGCCGCCATTACCGGCGCCGGCGCCCGGACCGCGGTGGGCGGGCTCGCCGTATCCGCGCCGCCCTTGGGTTCCCCTACCGCGGGGCGTGCGTGGTGCGTCGTTCCTCCAGCGCGTCTGCCCAGGTGAGCCATCGCCCACAGTCGCCGTCACGCGCATGGGGCGCTTCCTCTGTACCCTCGGGGGATGAGGTGCGGGGGGCTGTCCGAAGATCAGATGGGAGGAGTGGGGCCGGCGCCTTGGATAGACCACCGCGCTGTGCTCGCGCGCTGAGGCGTCCGAAGCCGCAATCTCCGGCCCCTGCCGATACGCTTACCACACCGCGCGCCGCGCACCCAACAAGGGAGTGCGCTCGCCCGCATCACAATCAGGAGACCACCACGGTGGCACGCTCGAAGATTCCGACCCCCAAGGCCTTCCCGAAGGCTCCGAAGGTGCCCGACACCTACAAGGCGCCGAAGCCCACGACCAAACTGCCCGAGACCAAGCTCCCTGTGCGATCCCCTCGAGCGGGTGGGAAGCGGGGGCGCTGAGCCTGAGCCGTGGCCAAGCGCAAGAAGAAGAAGGCGGCATCCCCAGCCGTCGAGGCCGCTGCCGAGGCGGCCGAGCGACGCTCCAAGGGCCTGCCGCTGGACGATGTGGGAGCGAAGGCGAAGCCCAAGAGCGCGCTGCCCCCGCCGGAGATGAGCGCCGCGGCCGCACCCGCAGAGGAGCCTGCCTCGCCGAGCGAGGCCAGGCGCCGCGTAGACGGGCGGTTTGCGACCACCTACACGCAGGAGGCCGGCGACGCGCTGTGCGCCTATCTGGCCTGCGGCGGCTCGCTCGCCGCCTACTGCCGCGAGCCCGGATCGCCCGGCTACTCGACCGTGCTCGACTGGCTCCGCACGCACGAGGGCTTCCGCACCCAGTACAACGCGGCGCGCGAGGAGCAGGCCGACGCGCTCGCTGACGAGCTGCTCGACATCGCCGACAACGAGCCGGACACCAACAAGGCCCGCCTGCGCGTCGACGTGCGCAAGTGGACGGCCGCCAGGATGCGGCCGAAGAAGTACGGCGACCGCATCGAGAGCGTGGTCTCGGGCCACGACGGAGGCGCGCTGAAGGTCGACGTGACCCCGCAGCACCCGGGCCACGACCACCTGGCCGACATGGCCGAGCGCTTCCTCACGGGGCTGGCCAAGCACAACCCCACGATGGCGGCCGTGATGAGCTCGGCCGCGGCCGGCGCGGCCAAGGATGCCGGCGGCGGCAAGGCTGCAGCGAAGGCCAACGGCGAGCGAGGCGCGAAGAAATGACGACGCCCCCCGATCGCTTCAAGCTCCCGGCCGAGTTCATGGACGCTCACGGCGATGTCCTCCGGCGCTGGGACTGGCGCCGCTTCCCCACGCTGGCGGTGCGCGAGGTGCTTCCCGACATCGCGGCATTGGAGCACGTGCGGCTGGAGCTCGCCGCGTCAGGAGCCGAGACGGTCGTGCGCCCCCTGGGGGGCGGCTCGGCCAACAGGCTCAGGCGGTACTGCGACGCCCTCCCCCAGGCGCCCAAGCCTACGCGGGAGGAGATCGCCGCGGTGTTGGCCAAGCGCAACCGGCCCAAGGCCGAGCAGCCGTGACGGAGCATCCCGAGCGCCGCTACCGCGTCCTCACGATCGAGGAGGCGGCGATGGCGCTCTGGATGCTGCGCCATCAGCCACAGACACCGAGGCGCGCCAGCGGCGCTGCCCCAAAGGACGAGATCAGCATGACCCAGACCACCCCCCAACTTCCCCTCCTCTACCGCAGCATGATTGCCGAGCTCTACGGCGCCGGCGGCTCGGGCTCGCTCGACATCCACGGCCGCGTGAGCGTCGCCTCGGACCGGCGCGGGCCCCAGCGAAACCTCAACGGCAACCCCACGGACTGGCTCAGGATCGTGAGCCTCGGGCTGCTCGCGGGCGAGGCGGGCAAGCTGGTGCTCACCGATGCCGGCCGGGCGGAGGCGGAGCGCATCATCGCCGAGCGCACGTCGCGGACGGCGGCGTAGGGCGGCTGATCCGCATGACGCGCCCGTTGCGGGCGGAGCGCTACGCCGCGAGCGCCTCGTCCACCCTCGTCCAGATCATCACGGAGAAGCTGCACTACTGGTCCTTCACCGAGGCGCACCTGTGGTACGCGGAGGCGGTGCCCAGGTTGACGCCGAGCGAGCTGGCGCTGCTCGGGTGCAATGACCGGTACTTCCTCGTCACCGCGCTGTGCAACCGGCCGGATGCGATGCACCCCTGGCTGTACGACCGGGCGAGGGAAGTGGAGGCGGCGCCGGACGGCCACATAGACCTGTGGAGCCGCGAGCACTACAAGTCGACCTGGATCACCTTCGGCGGCGTCGTCCAGGAGATACTCGCCGATCCCGAGATCACCATCGGCATCTTCTCCAACACCAAGGACATCGCCCGGCCGTTCCTCGCGCAGGTGAAGCGCGAGCTGGAGTCCAACGAGAAGCTGATCGCCCTCTACCCCGACGTACTCTGGCGCAGCGCCGGCGAGCGCAAGGAGGCGGGCATCAGCTGGTCGCTTGAGACCGGCATCACGGTCAAGCGCAAGGGCAACCCGAAGGAGGCGACGGTGGAGGCCCACGGCCTCATTGACGCCATGCCGACGGGCCGGCACTTCGGCCTGCTGCTGTTCGACGACGTGGTGACGGAGAAGAACGTCACCAACCCCGACATGCTCTCCAAGTCGGCCGAGCGCTTCGAGCTCGCCGACAACCTGGGCAAGGCCGAGGGCAGCCGGCGCCAGATCGCAGCGACCCGCTACAGCTATGCCGACTACTACGGCGAGATGATCGCGAACGAGATCGCCATCCCGCGCATCTACCCGGCGACCGACGACGGCACGCCGGAGGGCAAGCCCGTCTTCTGGACGCAGGAGACCTGGGACCGCAAGAAGAAGACCCAGCGCCGCACCATGGCGGCGCAGCTGCTCCAGAACCCGCTGGCGGGCTCGGAGAACACCTTCCGCGTCCAGTGGCTCACCCCCTTCTGGGTGCGCCCCTCGATGCTCAACGTCTACATCCTGGGCGACCCCTCCCGCGGGCAGAACAAGACCTCGGACCGCACGGCCCTGTCGGTGGTCGGCATCGACACGAGGGGCAACAAGTTCTTCCTCGACGGCTACTGCCACCGCATGACGCTCACCGAGCGGTGGAACAAGCTCAAGGAACTGCACCGCAAGTGGTCCAACCTGCCGGGCGTGCAGTCCATCCGCGTCGGCTACGAGCGCTACGGCATGCAGTCGGACGACCAGTATTTCGCCGAGCGCATGCGCCTGGAGGGCTACTCCTTCACGATCGAGACCATCAACTGGACGGGCGAGCGCGGCGGCCAGGCCAAGGACGCCCGCGTGGAGCGGCTGGAGCCTGACTTCCGCGACGGCTCCTTCTTCGTGCCCGGCCGCGTGTGGCACGCCGGTGCCGGCGATCCCCACAAGCGCTACGCCCGCTGGTATCTGGAGGATGGCTCGGACGAGATCCACTTCCGCGCATGCCCCGGCCTGCACGAGCACGAGCGGCGGGCCAAGGCCAACGGCGAGCACTACCGCCTGTTCGAGCCCATCCGCCGCGTCGACGAGGACGGCGCGCTCTACGATCTCACCCGGGTGTTCTTCGAGGAGTTCCGCTTCTATCCGTTCAGCCCGCGCAAGGACCTGATCGACGCCACCTCCCGGATCTACGACATGGAACCGCGGCCGGCGGTTCAGATCGAGACGTGGGAGCCGCCGGACTATCCGGACGCGTGAGGGCAACTGCATGATCCGAACCACCCGCACCTACGCCGAGCTGGAGATCAGCCCCGAGGCCTACGACGAGATCGCGTCCAAGCTGAAGGCAGCCGGGTACGACCATGCCATCATGGACGGTGGCGCGATCGACATGCACGGGATTGGGCTGACGCGTCAAGCAAGCTCCCGGTACTACGACGACTATTCCCGCACCTGGAAGAGCAGGACGACACCCGCGAGATCAGAGACGGTGGGCGGCATGCGGCTCTTGCAGGACCGAACCGCGCCGCCGTCTCGCCTCCTCATGCCCCATGCCCCGATTCCGACCGAGCACGTCCACGCTCGCTGCGTCGGCCAAGAGTTCGGCTTCGGCTATACCTACTCGGCGCCGACGGCCGACGAGGAGATCCTCGTCAAGCTGCACGCCGATGCCGCGGCCGCGCTCCCGGCGGGTACGCGCTACGAGGTGAGGAAGCGAGTGCGCGACGCGATGAACGTCGCCTCTATCGATGGGATGGTGTGGTATCGCGACGAGCGCGAAGACAGCGCCAGCAACACCGACGCCCAGCCTCCGAAGGAGCCTGGGCCGCAGGATGGCTACATCCTGGTGGGCCAGTTCCGGACGCCACCCAACCCCTGAGAATCACCATGGCCCGCGTCACCACCCTCCGCGACCTCGTCATCAAGGCCGACCCCGACTATGTCCGGGAGCGCGACTGGGTGACGGAGTACGTCTTCTCCGCCCAGAAGCGCGGCGGTGGCCGTGCGGGCGAGCTGACCCACGAGGGCGGGGTGCGCGTGTTCCGGGCGCGGGAGTCCAAGCGTGGGGCTTACGCGGATGACTGAGGCATAGAAAGGACGATCATGGATCGCCGCTCGCTACCGCGCCGAGCGCCTGGCTCGCAAGGGACGCCAGGAGCAGGTCTTCACGGCCAGCTTGGGCACGTGGTCCGGCGTCCGGTTCATCGAGGAATGAGCGATGCCCCTCACCCCTGAAGCCATCAAGCGCCTCGCCGTCTGGAACCGCACCAAGGAGGCGCAGTACAAGCGCATCTCCCAGGCCATGCCGGGGCTGCAGCTCGTCAGGACCGGCATGTTCGTCAGGACCGGCATGATGCGCGGCAAGCATTACTCGACCTTCATGCTGGTGTGCTCCCAGACCCTGGGGCCCGACCTCGACCATGACGGCGCCCCCGGCTTCTACGAGGGCGTGATCATCGGCCGGTCGGAGCACGCCGTGCCCGACCACAAGCGCGGCCTGGCCCGGCAGCCCATCACGGTGCCGCTGCCGGAGGCGAAGAAGCCGCTCAACAAGCGCGCGGTGGACTTGTCCGACGCCCAGATCGACCAGATCATCGCCGGCTGGCGCGAGGGGCGCTCGGCGCTGGACCTGCCGTTCGTGCTGGCGGTGTACGGGCAGGATGGGCAGCCACGGACGGCGTAGCTAGGTCTTCCCAGGCTCGGTCTCGCAAATGGTAGCTTCCACGCCGCCGCTGCGATTTCGGGGCTAGCACGCCGGCCCTACTCGGCCAACCCCTTTTGTGTGCGTCCCCTGCCTCCCTCCCCAAAAGAAGAGAAATAGGAGCCTGCCCCCATGTTTGCCAACAAGGACACCGTCTGGATCTCGCCGGACCGGCGCACCCGCCTCTACTACGACCAGGGCACCGGCATGTGCAGCCTCTTCGTCGACGACGTTGAGGCGCTGCAGGTCAGCGACACCGAGATCAACCCCCTGCTGCCCCTTCTGACCAAGCGCACGATCGTTGCCGACGGCGCGTCGGTGGCGCTCACGCGCGAGCAGTCGGGCGCGCTGTGCATCTTCGACAAGTCGGACGGTGCGCTGTTCACGCTGCCGGCGGCCGAGGCTGGGCTCGAGTTCGAGTTCCGCATCGTCGGCACGCCCTCCTCGGTGGGTCACCGCGTGGTGTGTGCCTCGGGGGACTTCATTGTCGGGTCCATCCTCCTCGACGACACCGACACCGGCCTCACCACCAGCGCGCAGGCGGCCAACGGTACCACGCACCTCGCCATCGATCTTGATGCGGCGACCGACGGGTGGCTTGCCGGCGGCTTCTTCACCCTGACGGCCATCTCCGCCACCCAGTGGTCGATTGCCGGCCACCTCATCCACACCGGCAACGTGGCCTCGCCGTTCGAGACCTCCTGATCCTGGCGGCCGCTCTCGTTTGATCGGCCGCTCCCTGCCTCGACAACCCATGCCAGCCCTCGCCGTGGGGCTGGCGCTTTGCAATCGGAAAGGCCCATGCCCATCACGTCCGATGGTCTCATCGTGCCCAAGGGGCCAGCCAGGAAGGCCGGCTCGCCCATCCTTGTCCCCAAGCGCCCGCCCACGCAGACGGTGCGCATCGGGGACAAGACCGTCACCACGTCCCTCGTCAGGGCGGCGCCGGTGCCGCGCGCGCCCATTCGTATGCCCAACGTCGTCCGCCCGAAGGCCTACGGCCACACGGTCGCGAGGCCCTACGGGGACGCCACGCCCATGTCGGCCGCCGAGCGCGCGCTCCAGAAGTGCGTCGCCGAGGTGGTCCTGCGCCACTATCCGGGCCACGCCTGGGCCATCGACGTGCCGCCCGGGCAGGGCGTGGTGAACATCTCCATCCCCCTGTTCATGGGGTATATCAATAAGTGGAACATCCCGGTCTCGATGCTGAAGTCGGACCCAGGAATGCGCCTCGTGGTGCGGGCCTGCGGCGAGATCCTCGAGCGCTACAAGATCCCCCGCGGCGGCTTCCTGCCCGACCGCTTCGTGGAGGTGGTCGAGAAGATCCCGGCCTGGAAGCGGGCGCGGACGGGGTGGATACCCTCATGAGCGACGTGACCGCCCCTCCGATGCAGACGCCCCACGCGTTCCCCACGCCGTCCGGCTTCATCCGCCTCGGCCCCGCCCGCTACGCCGTGTGGCGGCGCATCGACATCAATGGTGCGGCCGTCGCCCGGGAGGTCATCTGCACCAACCCGGCCTATGGGGCGCAGGTTTTGGCTGAATGGGCGGCCGCCGTCCGGGCCGTAGCCGCGTTGGCCGCGGCAGCACGCCAGCAGGTTTGACGGTCCCCATGGCCTCCACCTCCTCCAAGCTCGACCCCCAGGCCCCGAACAGGGATGGCGGCCCCATCGGCGGCTCGTCCCGTGCGGGCACGTTTGCCCGCCAGCCGGCAATGGGTGGCGCGGGCGGTGGGGGTGGAACCGACCTCACCTACGCCGACATCGCCAATCCGCCCGTGGACCTGATGGGCCGGCCCATCGACATGCTGGGGCTCATCGGCGAGGCCGACCGCTTCGCCAAGGACTACATGCTGCGCACGGTGGAGCAGCCGCTCGCCCGCGCCTATCGCGCCTGGCAGGGCCAGCACCCCGAAGGCTCGAAGTACCTCGACAAGGCAGCCTGGCGCGGCCGCTCGCGCCTCTTCGTGCCCAAGACGCGGAGCGCGGTGCGCAAGGCCAAGGCGGCCGCCGCGGCCGCGATGTTCTCCACCGAGGACGTGATCAACGTCACCGCCGAGATGGAGGACGATCCCGTCCAGCGGGCAACCGCGGCCGTGATCAAGGCCTGCGTCGACTATCGCCTCACCCGGTCCCATCCGCGCACGGGGGTGCCGTGGTTCCGCATCGCCATGGGCGCCTCGCTCGACTCGCAGCTGACCGGGGTGTGCATCTCCAAGCAGGCATGGTCGTTCCAGGAGGTGGAGGTGCCGGGCCGCTTCGAGGTGATGGAGGTGCCCGTCATCGACGAGGAGACGGGAGAGCCGCTGACGGACGAGGAAGGTCGCCCCGTCGTGGCCGAGGCCGAGATCCCCGTGAAGCGCGTCACGGTGGACAAGCCCACCGTCGAACTGTTCCCCATCGAGAATGCCGGCATCGACCCCGCCGCCCCCTGGTATGACCCCGTGCAGGGCGGCCGGTTCTTCTTCATGCGCCATCCCATGGGCCTCTCCGATTGCCGCGCGTGGCTCCGGGCGGGTCGCGCGCAAGGGCTGTTCGAGGTCTCCGACGCCCTCCTCCTCAAGGGCCGCATCGACGACGACCGTCAGGGCGTGCGCTACGCGCGCGAGGGGGCGGGTGCCGATCGCTACGAGGACGGCAAGGCCCCGGGCGAGCTCGACATCGTGTGGGTGCAGGAGAACTTCCTGCGCATCGCCGGCATCGATTGGCACTGGTGGAGCATCGGCCGCTACGGCTACCTCTCCAAGGTCAGGGAGACGCACGAGTCCTATCCCGAGCTTGACGGTGAGCGGCCCTACGTCATGGGCGTCTCGCAGATCGACAGCCACCGGGTGTTCCCGCAGTCCCCAGTGGAGTCCTGGCAGCCCCTGCAGCTTGAGATCAACGACATCACCAACCTGCGACTAGACACCCTGAAGCGCGCGATCGCGCCGCTGCCGATCGTCAAGCGCGGCGGCAACGTGGATCTGGTGGCGCTGCAGCGCCGCGGCCAGCCCGAGGCCATCCTGATGGCCGACAACCCGACGGACATCACCTTCGCTTCGACGCCGGCCCCGCCGGGGCAGGGCTACACGGAATCCTCCGTCGCCAACGCCTCCTTCGACGAGCTGGCCGGCGTGTTCTCGACCTCCTCGGTGCAGACCTCCCGCCAGCTGAACGAGACCGTCGGCGGCATGCGGCTGATGGCGGGCTCGGCCAACGCGGTCGGCGAGTACGACCTGCGCACCTGGATCGAGTCGTGGGCCGAGCCGGCGCTGCGCCAGGTCGCGCACATGGTGCGCTACCACGAGTCCGACCCCAAGATCCTGGCTGTCGCCGGCGCCAAGGCTCGCGTGTGGCAGCGCTTCGGATACGTCCCCCAGTTCTCCGACTTCGACCGGGCCGACATCTGGCTCCGGATCAACGTGGGCATCGGCAACGCCGATCCCATGCAGTCGCTGGCCAAGCTGCGAATGGCCGCGGAGATGATGGCCCCCCTGTTCCCGGTGATGCAGCAGCAGGGCATCGCCCCCGATGTCGAGGCCTTCATCGAGGAGGTGTTTGGCAAGGCCGGCTTCCGCGACGGCCGCCGCTTCTTCAAGTTCGGCCAGCAGCCGCAAGGCGGTGAGGGCGGGGAGGGCAGCCCAGAGATGGCCAAGCTCATGCAGCAGATGCAGATCGCCCAGGGCGAGATGCAGCTGGAGCGCGAGCGCATCGGCCTGGAGCGCGAGCGCATGGGCCTTGAGGCCCAGGACATGCAGCAGCGCTGGCGTCAGTTCCTGCTTGAGATGCAGGCCGAGGGCAAGGAGCAGGCAGCCGAGCGTGCGCTGAAGCTCCACCTCGACGACCGCAAGGGCCGGCGCGAGATGGCCAAGCAGCTGATTACGGTCGCGTCCAGCCGCCAGCAGCGCGCGGAAGACCGGGTGCACACCGATCACGCCACGCGCGAGGAGCGCATGCACGCGCTGGCCTCGCGCCGTGAGGACCGCGCGTTCGGTGCAGCTTCGCGCCACGGCGAGCGCAAGTACGCCGAGCAGCGCCAGCGCGAGGATTCCGCCGAGCGTCGCCGCGAGGGCGTGCGCGACTACCTGTTCGGCTCCGTGTCCGGCGCAGGTGCGCCGAGCGCGAAAGCCCCATCCAATCCCAAGCGCCGCCGCGGCGGCGCCGAGGTGCGACCCGCTTAGCCGGCCGCGCCGACCCACCGTACCGGGCAAGACAAGAGCATGTCACGACGCATCGCCGGCGTAGTCCGCCGGATCGACGACGCGGAGGTTGTCGCCCGCGCGCTCGGCGAGGAGTTCCTGGAGGACGCCCTCGACGACATGGAGGCCAAGCACGCCCTGGAGGCGGCAGGCCAGGTCGCGGCCGACATCATCATCGCCCTGGAGAGAGCGGGGCCGCTCGCTCTCTACGCGGAGGAGCGGCGCAAGGACGCCGCCTCGGCGTTGCGGCTGCTCCTCGCAGCCGATCCCAACGATCCCGTCGCCGTCGCCCAGGCGCAGGCCGAGGTCAACGAGTACCTGCGGCTTTGCGCATGGATCCGAGGGCGCATGGAAGAGGCCCAGCAGGCCGAGCACATCATCAACGAGCAATACGGAAGACAGGGCAGAGGACAGAATGCCACGCTTTCAGACCAAGACTGACGACGGCAAGGAGCCGCTTGAGCGCGCGCCCGCGCCCATCGACGACACTCCGCCGCGCTCCGCTTCCGCCGCGCCCGCGACGGAGGCCACCGAGCCCACCGGCGAGAAGCCGGCCGAGCCCGAGAAGGCCCCATCCCGCCAGGATGACAAGCGGGCCGACCTCGTGGCGCTCTACCGCCAAAAGGCCGCCGAGGATCGCAAGGTCGCCAAGGCGCGCGTGCGTGTGGCGCGGCCGCAGGATGATCCGGACGGCGATGGCGATGGAGCCGACGCCGATGCTGCCGGTGCAGCTGCAGGCGAGCAGGAGGCCACGCAGCCCGGCGGCGGCCGGCGCGCGCCCTCGCACGAGACGCCCGAGGAGATCGAGGCGGAGCGGGCCGAGCTGCGCCAGCGCGCGGAGGCCGCACGCGGCAAGCCGGCCGACCGGCGCGACGCCGCCCAGCAGGATGGGGGCGCAACCGGCCAAGGCGAGGTCGAGCTCAGGGACGGCAAGCGCGTCGTCAAGGTCTCGCAGGAGGAGGCGCTTCGCCTCGCGCAAATTGCATTCGCCAGCGACAATCGTCTTGACGAATCAAAACGAATCCTGAAGGATGCCATCGAGGTTGCCAGGACTCTGCGCGGCGATGCCGGCACGGAACACCCACCGGGCCAGGCGCAATCGCCAGGAACGCAGACGGCCAGCAGCCCGCAGTCTCACGCCGGCTCGACGGAACACCCACCGGGCGACGCCCAGGACGATGAGGCAGACCTCAACGAGCTTGAGGATCTCGTCGACAAGATCCAGGTCGGCGATCGTAGCGAGGGCGCGAATGCGCTCAAGGCCTACGAGCAGAGGATCATCGAACGGGCGCGCCAAGCTGCTCAGGGAACACCCACCCAGCCCGCAGCACTCGCGGATCAGGTCCGCAGCGTCCTTTCCCAGGATCGCATAGAGCGTGAGAACCAGACCGCCCTCCAGCGGTTTGCCGACACCTATCCCGATCTCGCCAAGGACGAGCTTCTGGCCCAGGCGGGCCTGACGGCGCTTGGCAAGGAGATCGAGAAGGACTTGGCCCGCGTCGGCGTCGAGGACGAGATCATCGCCTCGATCCGCGGCAACACCCACGCGCTGGTCGCAGCCCACAAGCAGCTGCGCATGGCCGGCCACAAGGTGTCCGCACCCGACGAGCTTTTCGATGCGGTCGGCTCCGTGATGACGGAGCGCTTCGGCATCCGCAAGGCAGCGGGCGGCAACGGCTCTCACCAGCAGACACGAGCATCCGAGCCCGGCGACGACCGCGGCCGGCCCGACGCACGCGCAACCTACGACCGCGCAGCCCAGGACCGGCTCGACAGGAAGCGCCAGCTCACACCCCAACCTCGGGCAGCCGGGGTGCGGTCGCAGATGCCTCAGGCTCCACGGCCCAAGACGGCCCGCGAGATCCTGGAGGAGCAGCGCGTAAGGCGCGGCTATTCCCGCACGGCGTAGGGGCTGAGCCCCACCGGCGGATCATCCGAGACCACACACCAGCCCCGCCCGTCCGACGAACACGCGAAAGGCAGATTGAGCCATGACGGCGCTTGTGTGGGAAGACCAGGGCGAGGGCTACTGGTACAACGATGAGATGTCGGACTACCTGCGCACCCAGCTGCAGCCGACCACGAAGTTTCGCCAGCTGTGCGAGCCCGATCCCGGTGCCATGGAGAAGGGCCTCCACGCCGGCGAGATGTTCCGCTGGAACAACTACGGCAACGTCTCCCAGCAGGGCCGCAAGCTCGTGGAGACGAGCCCGATGCCGGAGGCCAACCTCACAGTGAGCCAGGGCTCGCTCACCATCACCGAGTTCGGCCTCAGCGTGCCCTACACGGGCAAGCTGACCGCGCTCGCCAAGCACGACGTGCAGCGCATCATCACCAAGGCGCTCAAGAACGACGCCCGCAAGGCGTTCGACATCGAGGCGTTCCTGCAGTTCAAGGAGACCCCGCTGCGGGTCGCGCCGACGAGCGGCACGTCGACGACCGCCATCACGCTGACCGAGAACTCCGCCACCGCGACCACCAACAACGTGGCGCTGGGCAGCGGGCACGTGAAGGCCATTGTCGACACCATGCGGGAGCGCAACGTCCCCGGCTACGTCGATGACGACTACTGCGCCATCTCGCACCCGACCACGTGGCGCACGTTCAAGAACGAGCTGGAGACCCTCAACCAGTACACGGCCCTGGGCCTGGAGAAGATCTACAACGGCGAGGTGGGCCGCTACGAGGGCTGCCGCTTCATCGAGGAGAACTTCATCCCCAAGGGCGGCGCCAACGACTCCACGGCCTACGACCCCTACACGGGCACGGCGGATGCGTGGAACAACGGCAAGTCGTCCTGGGCCTTCTTCTTCGGCGGCGACACGGTCCAGGAGGCCATCGTCATCCCCGAGGAGATCAGGGCCAAGATCCCCGGCGACTTCGGCCGCTCGCGCGGCATCGCCTGGTACGAGATGGGCGGCTTCGGCATCACCCACGACTCCACCAACGCCAGCGAGGCCCGCATCTTCATGTGGGACAGCGCGGCGTAATCGAGGTTCCGGGCGCAAGGAGCGGGCAAGCCCGCTCCGATCCCGACCCCCGACCCTGACACCTCGAAAGGACTATTCCAATGTCTTACGACAACCCGAACCGCATCAAGTACGAGCGCTTCTTCGATGCCGGCAACAACGGCAACGAGACGTGGACCATCAAGGGCCCGAAGGGCAAGGCGGGCCGCCTCTACGACTACGGCGTGGAGATGGTGACGGAGGCGTTCACGGCCGACTGCACTCTCTCCATCGGCACCGCCAGCGACCCGGATGCCTACGGCGAGGAACTCGCCTTCGGCGCACTCGCCGCCGATGACGTGCTGTCTGTCCGCTCCTCCTACGATCCCATCGCCAACAAGGCGGCTTTCGACGCGCTGATGGTGAACCCGGTGATCCCGAAGGATACCGAGGTCGTCATGACGCTCGTCGATGACAGCACGAGCGGCATCGGCACCTTCTTCTGCGTCATCGACTGGGCCGACTAATCGCCCCGGTCGCACAAGCCCAGGGAGCCTCGAGACGAGGCTCCCGCCCGACGTGAACGGCAAGGAGCCGTCCCATGCACTTCCGCGACCCCAACAGGCCGGAGCCGGCCGGCGATCCGCGCCCCGTCACGCGTCACCGCGGCAACGGCGCGAGCGGCGACGCCAGCGTGGACGGGTTCACCCGGGTCGCGCGGCGCCCGTACATGCCGCGCGGAATGGGCGGGGTGGACTCCGAGATCGTTCCGAACGCCCAGGCCGACCGTATCGAGGGCATGTTCGACGACATCCCCTCGTTCCCTGGTGACTGAGAACCCCGGGTCACGCGACGCGCGACCCACAGCAGAACCCTTTCCGAGAAGGACCACACCCATGAAGCGCAAAGGCTGCATGACCGAGAGCGCCCACTTCGGCCAGACCATCATCACCGAGACGGGCCCCGACCGCTCCTCGCACAAACTCGACCACAACCAGGCGCTCGCCGGCAAGCCCATGAAGGGCGGCCCCACCGACGTCTCGCACTCGATCTCGGGCGGCAGCGTCAACGACTACAACGACAAGAAGTCGGCACGCGGCTGACGCCGCCTCAGAACCCCGAAACCCCCTTTCGCGGCGGGCTGCCCCTGGTTGGCAGCCCGCCGTTGCCATTTGGAGACCGACGACACATGCTGAGGATCGACGTGAAGCGCAGGGACGTGGGCAAGGTTTGCCCGCCCTACTACGCCCCCAACTGCGATCGCCCCGCCCACTTCGAGTTCCAGGGCAAGCTCTTCGATGCCCACGGCCGAGAGATCATCCCGGGCGTGGCCATGGTCGAGGATGAGGCACCCGCCGTAGCCGATGCAGGCGGCAAGGACAGTGCGGCGCCGAGCGGAGCGCTGTCGGCTGCCGAGCTTGTACGCATCGCCGACCGCCTGTCCTGGCCTGACCTCAAGGCCAAGGCCGAGGCCATCCTGGGCAGCAACACGCCCAAGAGCAAGCAGCAGGTCCTCGCCAAGATCAAGGCGCTGGCGGAAGGCCGCAGCTTGAAGGCGCTGCCGCCCGTGTCTCGCGAAGGTGTCGCCATCACCGAGCCCCCGGGCGCGGGCGCCATCCCCAAGCCTGTGAAGAGGGGCGGCCCGAAGGCGTGGCCGGCGCAACCGGCGGCCGATCAGGCCGCTGCGCAAGGCGCCGCCGATGCCGCTCCGGCTGCGGTCGCCGCCGCCGCTCCTCCCGCGGCCGCGGCTTCCGCCAAGCCCGGCGAGATCGACCTCGCCGCCTGGGGTCGCGGCGAGACGAACTACCTATCCGGCCAGCTCACCAAGGCCGCCAGGGCACAGTTCAACGTGCAGCTCACCGAGCGCCGCGACATCCTCGATGCCCTCATCGAGCGCGGGATGGTGACGCTGGAAGGCGCGCGGACGGATCTCTAAAGCGCGCGCCTCGCCCACCTGCGCACGCGCGCAAGCTACAGGCGGTCAGGTAAGTCATGGCCATCAACTGGACGACGCTGACCGCTTCCAAGAGCACGGCCGGCTCCATCGCCAACTGGCTGAACCGGAGCGACCTGCCGATGGAGAACATCCTCCTTGAGGCGGAGGCCTGGATCTACCAGCGCTTGCGCGTCCGGGAGATGACGACGGCCGATCTGTTCACGTTCGGCGCCGGCGAATCCACCGAGGCGCTGCCTTCTGGCTTCCTCGACCCCATTTCCTTCAAGCCGTATGCCTGGGGGAGCACCGCTTTGCCCTACGTGCACGAGGACAGCTTCAGGGAGCGCAGGGACGACGACGGCAACCTGGCCGAGGACCGGCCCTCGCAATGGACCATCATAGGCGAGACGGCCCATGTGGACTGCATCTGCGAGGAGGCCTTCGGCGGGCGCCTCCTCTACTACAAGCAGCCGGCGCCGCTCTCCTCGTCCAACGAGACCAACTTCCTCACCACGCGCTACCCTACCCTCGTGCGCTCGGCCTGCATGATGCGCGGGTTCGAGCACATGAAGCACGCCCAGAACGCGGTCGCCTATATGCAGAAGGCCGAGGCCGACATCGCCGAGGCGATGCGCACCAACGACATGTTCCGTCGCGCCCAGATGGTGGCGAGCTGAGGCCCTCCTTGCGGGGCCCACGACGAGCGACGCCAGCGGGAGGACTGATCCGTGGCCGATACCCTGACCCCCAATCTCAAGCTCACCAACCAGACGGAAGGGGGCAACGACTCCACCTGGGGCATCAAGGTCGACGACAACTTCGAGCAGATCGACGACAAGTTCGGAGATACGACGGAGATCACCACCACCGGCGGCACGACATCGCTGACCGACGAGCAGGAGCTCGTCATGGCGGTGGCGGTCGACGGCACCCTGGTCTCCAACGCCATCATCGAGTTCTCGGGCCGCGGCGGGGAGTGGTTCATCAAGAACGCCACCACCGGCAACTTCTCCCTGACCGCCAAGGTCTCCGGGCAGACCGGCGTCACCATCGCCCAGAGCACCACCACCAAGGTGTGGTGCGACGGTACCGATATCCACGAGGGTGTGCCGACTGCCGAGCTTTCCTCCGACACCTCCCCCCAACTCTCCGCCGACCTCGATACCAACGGGTTCTCGATCCAGTTCGACGACGCCACCGGCATCGAGGACGACAGCGGCAACGAGCAGATCCGGTTCCAGAAGACCGCCTCCGCGGTCAATCAGATCGACGTAACGAATGCGGCCACGGGCAACGCACCGCGCCTGGAGGCCACCGGCGACGACACCAACATCGACCTTGACTTGCGAGCCAAGGGCTCGGGCAAGCTCAGGTCCGACACCCTGCGTATTGTGGCGCTCGCCGCCTCCACGGCGATGCTGTTCGCTCAGACGAGCGCGCCCACCGGCTGGACGAAGAGCACCACCCACAACGACAAGGCGCTTCGCGTAGTTTCTGGCACCGCGTCGAGCGGCGGCTCCACCGCGTTCTCCACGGTATTTGCCTCAAAGACGCCGGCAGGTACCGTCGGCGGAACTACGTTGACCGTCAACCAGATCCCGCTGCACGGCCACCCGATCCGCCTCACCAGCGTGGGCGACGATGGGAATGGGTCGGGCGGCCTCCTGATGCGCAACACAGGCACGCGCGACAACTACACATTCACCGGCACGCCGAGCGATACCTTTGGTGAGCAGCTGGGCGGATCGGGCGGCGGTCAGTCCCACAATCACTCCTTCACCGGGAACGCAATGGACTTCGCCGTGCAGTATGTCGACGTCATCATCGCCACGCTCGACTAGACCTGAAAGGACAGCCATGCGTGCGCAGATCCCCCACGGGCCCGACCACCTCTATTGTCCGCTGTGGCGCAAGCCCATGTCCAAGTGCTGCCACACCTGCCCGTGGTGGCAGCAGGTGCGCGGGGTCAACCCCAATACCGGCGCCGAGGTGGACCGCTGGGACTGCGCCATCGCCTTCATGCCCCTCCTCCAGATGGAGGTAGCCAGTCAAGCCCGGCAGGGAGCGGCGGCCACCGAGAGTTTCAGGAATGAGATGGTGGCGCTGGCGCACGATCGCCGCGCCCCGCCGCAGCTTCAGGCGCCGCACAAGGCATAGAAAGCGCGCGCGATATCGTTCGCGCCGCGGAACATGACCATGCCGCCCTGAGCGTACCAGGGCTTGTGCATCCGGCTGTTGACGGCCCGTGCTGCGGGATCGACCGCAGATGTCGTGCTGATCGTGGTGGGCCATCGGTGCCGGGATACCGGGAAGGGCACCACGGCGCGCAGCTTGAAGCCGTACTTCCACGCACGGTCGAACTCGTGGTCGTAGGGAACGGTCATCGGCAGCAAACCGGCGGCCAGCCGCGAGGCGGCGTTGCGGTTCACAAGGTATGCGGCGGCTGTCCCGTGCCGGAAGGCGAGGGACACCAGGCGGTGGCGGCCGCCGAGGTCGAGGCGCGGGATGATCCCGCCCGGGTGTGTGGCGAAGAGTTTCACGAGGTCCCACTGGTCGGGACAAGCTGAGAGCGCGCCAAGCACGGCGGGCAGATCGCCCGAGAGGGTTACGTCGTCCTCCAGGATCAAGCCCATCTCGTCACCGGTCGCGAGAAAGCGGGTGAGCGCTGCGTGGTGGGAAAGATAGCACCCCACCTCGCCGCGGCGCAGCAGGGCGTGGTGACAGCGCCGGAAGGCCTTCTCATCGACGAGGGCAGGGTTGGGAAGAGCGATCCTGGCGCCGTCGACGGCGCATATTCGCTCCCACTCGACCCCGGTCTCTGCGGTGAGGGCAGCAAGCTCCGCGCTGATGGCGGCAAGCCGGTCAGGCGAGCGGTCGAGGTTGATGACGAAGACCCGCATGGGAAGAGCGAACTCCAGCAATACTGCCAGCAATACTGCCGGCAAGACTGAAAGACAGCCAACAGCCGACATCTAGGGCCTGATAACAGTCTCGGTCAAGATCGCCTGAGAAATGCCCCCTCTCCCCCTCGACATCCCCCCAGGAATCGTTCGCACCAAGTCGCCCAATGCGGCCAAGGGGCGATTTGTGGCTTGCGACCACATCCGCTTTGTGAACGGCCTGCCCGAGAAGTGGCGGGGCTGGCGCCGCCTCATTGCCGGCCAGGAGGCGTTGCTCGGCAAGGCGCGCGGCGCTGTGGCGTGGTCCAACCAGTACGGCAACCAGAACGCCGCCTTCGGCACCAACCTCAAGCTCTACGCCCTCCTCGGCGGTGACACGATCGAGGACATCACGCCCATCCGCGCATCGGGCACGCTCGGGGCCGACCCGTTCGCGGTAGTCGAGGACTCGACCACCGTCACCGTAACCGATGTCGAACATGGGGCCATCGAGGGGGATTTCGTCACCTTCTCGGGCGCCACGGCAGGGGGCGGAATCACCATCGACGGCGAGTACCAGATCGTCTCCATCGTCGATGCCGACAGCTACACCATCACGCATTCCGCGGCCGCGACCTCCACCGATGCGTCAACGGGCGGCGCCTCCGTCGACTACGCCTATCAGATCAACACCGGCCTCGCCGATGCCGTCGCCGGACTAGGCTGGTCTGCCGGCGGCTGGAGCGAGGGCACGTGGTCCACGCCGCGCGCGGAAGGGATCCTGCTCGATTTGCGGACGTGGTCGCTCTCCGAGTACGGCAACGATCTCCTCGCCAATCCTTCTGCCGGTGGCATCTATCTCTGGCAGGAGGCAACCGACGCCAACGCCGAGGTGCTCACCAACGCCCCGACTGAGGTCCGGGCCATGTTCGTCACCGGCGAGCGCTACATCATGGCGCTGGGATGTCTCGAGGTCAGCCCCATGACGGTGAAGTGGCCGGACCGGGACGACCCGACCGACTGGACTCCTTCCGCGGCCAACACCGCCAACGAGCGCACGCTGCAATCGGGCTCCAAGCTCATGGGCGGCTGCGTCATCGCCGACGGCGTCAGCCTCGTGTGGTCGGACACCTCCCTCTACCTCTTCCAGTATACGGGAGATGACTTCATCTACTCCGACCGCTTGATCGGCACCGGCTGCGGCCTCGCCGCGCCCCTGGCTTTCTGCAAGGTCGGCGGCGTCGCCTACTGGTTCTCCGGGCGACAGGCGTGGATGTATGCCGGCGGTGGCGCCGTCCCCATCCCCAATGCCGACGACCAGATCGACGCCATGGTGGACGAGATGGACCCGGCCCGCCTCGCCAAGATCTGGGCCGAGTACGACCAGTTCAACCATCAGGTGCGCTTCCACTACTGCGCGTTGGGCTCGGAGGAGCCCAACCGCTACGTGGATGTGAACCTGCCGGGCGCCGCCGGCGCCACCACCGACGACTGGGTGTGGACCCCCGGCACGTGGCCTACGCCCCGGACGACGGGCACGGTGTTCCAGCCGGCCGACGCCTCCTCCATCCTCGTGGACGACGAGGGCTACCTCTACTCCCACAACGACGGGCTCGACGACGACGCGGACGCCCTCGACTGGCACCTGACCTGGGGTCTCTACGCCATGGGGCAGGGCCAGCAGATCGTGGACGTGATGGGCATCGTCCCCGACAGCGAGCGCCAGGTGGGCGCCGTGACGTTCGAGGTCTTCACGAAGGAACGGCCGAACTCGGCTTCCAACTACGACGAGGGCACAACCTCCCTCGGTCCGGACGACGAGATTGCCGATATCCGCGTCGCCGGGCGGCACTTCTCCATGACCGCACGCCAGACGGGCATCAAGGGCGGCGATATCCGCTTCGGTATCGTCTCCCTTGAGGTTCAGGACGCGGGGGAGCGACGGTAGCCCATGCGCAAGGTTGCGCTCTCCCCGCTCCGAGCCAATGCGACGCCCGCCGAGAAGATCGACTGGTGCGTCAAGGCGCTCCAGCAGATCGCCAACGCGAGCCAGATCCCTGAGCCGGAACGGGCGGGCTTGGCAGGCCACCTTGCCGACACGTCGGACGCGCACGACGCCTCGGCCATCTCCTTCACGCCGGCAGGGAGCATCGAGGCAACCGATGTGCAGGCGGCTATCGAGGAGGCGTCGGGGGACATCGACGCCCACATCGCCGACACGACCGCAGCACATGCAGCCTCGGCGATCTCCTACGGTGGTGGCACCGGCATGTCCGCTACGGACGTGGAGGCCGCCATCGACGAACTCGCCACCGAGAAGGCCGGCGCTGCAGCAGCATTGACGGCGGAGGCGCTGATCGTCGGGGACGGCGGCTCGACAGGCATCAAGACCATCTCGCAATCGCCACCAGCGCCGTCCGGCAATGACTTCGCGAACATCGACCGCAGCGGCTTCTACGCGGATCAAGCCGGAACTGCAGCCAATGCGCCTAGTACGTTCGCGACTGTTATCGCAGCAGGCCGAAGCAATAATCGACACGGACTGTTGGGGCTCTCCACGCTCGAAACGTCGCGCGCACGGGCCTGGATCAAGCAGCTCGGCAGCACCGTCACCGGCTGGGCGGAGCTGCTGACGCACGTCGGCGGCATCAACCTCACCGGCGGCTTCTCCGCCACCTCCGACAACGACGGCTCCAAGTCGTCCGGCACCTACACCCCGGTCTTCGTTGATGGCAACATCAAGCGCATCACCAATGACGGCGCTTTCACCCTGGGCGTGCCGACGGGCGAGGGCACCTGCGTGATCCAGATGACCAATGGCGCCAGCGCCGGGACGGTCACCACGTCGTCTTTCACCAAGGTGAGCGGCGACACCATCACCACCACCAACGCCCACGACTTCTTCCTGTTCATCACCAAGATCAACAACTTCAGCCACCTCTTCGTGCAGGCGCTGCAGTAATGCTGCTCCCGATCTTCATACCGGGCGAAAAGGTCCCGGTCGTGTCGTTCCGCGGCTCTCTGTTCAGCGATACCATCAACACGCGGACCTACTCGACGACCATCGACCTAGGGCCCGAGGACCCATCCCGGCTGATCGTGGTGGCAACGGCCTGCCTGCTCGGTGCGGCGAATCCGCCTGAGGCGCCGACGACGTGCACGGTGGATGGGGCGAGCGCGACGCTGGCCGTCGAGAGGACGGAGTTCGCCCTCAACGAACTGCCGGTTCAGCTGTGGTACGTGGCGCGTCCGACCGGCGGCTCGGTCACCGTCGCCTTCAACAAGCCGGGCGGCGTGGACATGGACCGCGGCGCGCTCGGCGTGTGGTCCATCTACTACCTCAAGTCGCACACGCCGGTTGCCACGGCCAACAATCGGGCCAGTCCGTGCGTGCTCGACCTCAATGTGTCCAGTGGGGCAGCGGTGCTGGCGGCCGGCAACATCGGCACGGCTGCCATCACCTGGGGGTTTACCGGCGTCACCCAGGACGCGGTGTCGGGCGCCCAGCTGCACGCAGCGTTCGCATCGGCCTCCGCCGTGGCGTCGGCAACCCCGCGCGATATCGAGCTTTCGGGCGGCTCTATCTGGGGTGTGTCCGCCTGCTGGCGATAAGGGAATAGCGCTACATGCATCCCTCCTTCTCCATAGAGACAGCCGCCTTCGGTGAGGACGAGGACGCCAACGCGGCCGCCTTCATCGAGGTGTTCGAGCTCATGTGCGAATTGCACAAGGAAGGCGGCTACGCGCCCCTCGATGTCAAGGCAGCGGGCGGCAATGTCTACTCCGTCATGACCCAAGGCATGACCTTCCTTGCCCGCCTTGATGAGCCCTGCGGATCCGACCCGGCCGGCACGCCCATCGGCGTACTGGCGTTGACGGAAGTGGGGTTCTGGTATGACCCCAACACCACCCACCTGCTGGATCTCGGCTACTACGTCCGACCTGAGTATCGGGCAGGCAACGTCGGCATCCGCCTTCTCGACCGCGCGCGCCAGGAGGCGCAGGACCGGCAGAAGATCATCTTCATCGCCATCACCTCGCCCGACCGCCGCCCCCCACGGACGCGAGCAACGCTCGAGTCGCAGATGGCCGGCTTCGTGCCGCTCGGCTACTCGCTGAGGCTCAACTGAGGCCCCTGACATGTGCAAGACATCCAAGACCACCCAGAGCACACAGATCCCCCAGTGGGCCACCGACGCCAGCCAGTTCGTCGTCTCCCAGGGGAAGGATTTGGCGCAGAAGCCGTTCGAGGCCTACACCGAGCCCAGGGTGGCGGATTTCTCGGGCGATCAGGAGAACGCCTTCGCGCAATTGCGCAACCTGATCGCCTCCGCTCCGCAGGTGGGCCAGCAGGCGCTCTCCGGCATCACGCAGGCATCCACCGCCCCCGCGAGCACGGTGAGCACCGAGCGCGTGGTGGACGAGGGCGGCCGGCTTGGGGCCATCTCCGACTACATGAGCCCCTACGTCGATGCGACCCTGACGCCCGTCTTCCGCCAGATCCAGGAGGCCGCCGACAAGGCGCGCAACGCACAGGGAGCCAGGGCCACCAGTGCCGGCGCCTTCGGCGACGCCCGGCACGGCATCGTGGAGGCAGCGCTCAACCGCGACACCACGCAGGCGATGACCGATGCGACAGGCAAGGCCTACGCGGATGCCTTCAACCAGGCGATGGGGCAGAGAGGCGCCGACCTCGGCCGCTTCATGACCGCGGACCAGTCCACGGCCAATCTGAACGAGACGGCCCTTCAGCGGCTCATGTCCGGCTCGATGAATCTTGAGAACGTGGCGTCGGCCGACCAGAACCGCGGGCTCCAGGCGATTCAGGCGCTGCTTGCATCCGGTGGCACGCAGCAGGGACTCGAGCAACTCGGCCTCGACAAGAACTACGAGGAGTTCCTGCGCAAGTACGGCAACGACTTCAACGTGCTTGCGGCGCTCTCGGGCGCCATGAAGGGGCTGCCGATGGACTCGAAGACCATAAGCACGCAGCCCGACAACTCCGGGCTCGGCGCGCTGGGCTCGCTTGCGGGCTCGGCGATAAGCGCCCCTGCTGGCTCGGCCGCCGCTACGTTTCTGGCCACGCTCTGACGCGGTCATTGCAACTTCATTGCGCAACCCTCAAAGGGCTGAGACCGCCTCATGGCTACACTGGAGGAGACCCTGGGGGCGCTCTATGGCCTGCCGGTCGCGCCGCCCTCGCTCAATCTCGCGCCGCCACCGACCACGGTCCTCGATGGGCTCTCTGGGTCCGTCGCGACCCCGCCGGCGCCAGTACCGGCACCGGCACCGCCTGTGGCGCCGCCACTTCCAGCCGCCGCCGGCGTGCAAGCCGCTCCCACCTCCTCAGCAACCGGCGCTCCGCACAGCGGCCGCTCCCCCTTCGAGGGGCTGGGCGCTGTCGGGATCGGCGCCGACTTTGCTTCTTCCCCGACGACGGCTCCCACGACTCCGCCCACGACAGCCCCGACGAGTCCCTCCACGACGGGCGCCAGCACCGCCGGCACCTCCGGCACCCAGCGCTCCCTTGATGACCTCAGGCGTGCCATCGCGGGCATAGAGTCGAGCGACAGGCCACAGACGTGGAATTGGGTCACTCTGCCGGACGGCCGCCGCGTGCGCAGCCGCTACCGCGGCCTGTTCCAGTTCGGGCCGGACCAGGAGAGACGCTACGGCATCACCGACTGGACCGACCGTTCACAGCAGGAGCGCGCATTCGGCCAGCACGTCGGCTGGCTCAGCGGCCAGATGGAACGCCGCCTCGGCCGGCCGGCGACCGATGGTGAGCTCTACCTCGCGCACCAGCAGGGCATCGCCGGTGCCCCTGCCCTTCTCAACGCAGAGGCTGGCACGCCGGCATGGCGGGCCATCCGCCGCTTCTATAGATCCGACGCCATGGCCCAGCGGGCGGTCCTCGGCAACATCCCCCGCGGACACCGGCTCTCACGCCTCCCCGTCGATGAGATCTCGGCCGCCGACTTCGCGGGCATGTGGACCGATCGCCTGGACCGCGGCGGAGGTGGTGGCGGCGCGCGGCGCGCGTCGCCGACATCTTCGACTGCCTCGACGGCAGGCGCGGGCAGCGCTTCACCATCCGCATCGTCAACCCCATCGCCATCTCTTGGGGGTGCTGGCGCCCGAGACCTCCAGGAAGCGCTGCAACAGGCACTGGGGGGCGGCCCGCAGTCTCCCGGCGTGGGTGGCAGCGGTCAGGCTGCGGTACAGCCTGCAGGTCGGGGCAGGAGCCTGCAGGCGCCTCCCGCGCTGCGCAACCTCTTGGCCTTTGCGCGCCAGCACCCGACGCTTGCCAGCATGGTGGGCGGCGGCGAGCAGACATTGCGCGCCGACAGCCAGGCGCGGGCATCGCTACGCAACATCCTGCGCCGCATGATCTCCGGCAACGAGGCAGCCGCCCGCGAGCACGGCCTCACCGATATCGCCCGCTGGCTCGAGCATCTGGATGCGTCGGCCCCGCAAGGCCGGTCCGGCGCCGCCGTCTAAGCAACCCGCGTTTCTCATCCCGCCCTCGTGCATCAGGAGGCCCCATGGCCACCTTGGAAGACCTGTTGGCGCAGTCCCTCGGGCTGCCGCCCATCCCCGGCCTGATCGACACGCAGTCGCTTGGGTTGTCCGGCGTCCCCGGCATGCCGAGCGGGCGCGAGCCCACAAAGGCGTTGAGCGATCTCAGGGCGGGCGCCGGTGCAGGCCAGCCTGGGGCGGTGAGCCCGCCGTCGCCGCCGCCTTCGAGCGGCGCTGCCCCCTTTGCGGGGCTGGGCGGGGTTGGGATCGGGCCCAGGCCATCCGCGACGCCTTCGGCACCGATCGCCGCTCCCCCTCCTGTTGCTCCCGTCGCATCGCCGCCCGCCCCTTCGGCCGGCGGTGGCGGCCTTGCCGACGTGATGGCGCGCGTGTTCGGTACGCTGTCGCCTTCTTCTGCATCGGCCGAGACCCCGCAGCGGCGGGGAACGCGCGAGAATCCGTTCGACGGCGATGTCGACGGCGGAAAGGCACAGGACGGTGACTTCGTCATGCTTGGCGGGCGGCTGATGCAGAAG